TGCAAAGTACGTATAGCTGGACTGCATACAGAGAAACAAGAATTGGGAATTGATGAAGGAATTCCGACCACGGATCTACCCTGGGCTCATCCGATGCAACCAATTACTTCCGCCGCGATGAATGGAATTGGAACAACTCCTCTTGGCCCCGTCGAGGGCACGTGGGTAGTAGGATTCTTCAGAGATGGCGAAGCCTGTCAAGAACCTATAATGATGGGAACTCTTGGGGGATATCCGACTAAAGCGCCAGCAAAGACAGGTTTTAATGATCCAAATGCAGTCTATCCAAAAGCAACTCATTTAGGTGAACCTGATACACATAGACGGGCATATAAAGATTTCGAAGGACCACCATCTGTAGGGGGAGGTGATTCTAAACCGGAAGAAGGGTTACCAATGGAGAATTACAAAGCCGTATATCCATTTAATCACGTAAGGGCTTCTGAGTCTGGTCACGTAGAAGAATGGGACGATACTCCAGGAGCTGAACGACTTATGAGGTATCACAAATCGGGTACGTATGAAGAGATAGACTTTGAAGGAAATAGAACGGTAGTTGTCCAGATGGACAATCATACTATTGTCTTTGGTGATGGGATAATTCAAATCACCGGTGATCTAGAGTTTGAAGTAGAGGGAGATATAAAGTTTGGTGCAGGGGGTAAGATTGCGTTTGAATCAGGTGATGAAATTGCTATAGAATCCGGAGCCGCAGTCAACATCGACTCCCTCGAAGATTGTACGATCACCTCTGCCGCTGGAGTAACTACAGAAGCAGGGGCTATAAACTGGGTTAAGGGTGCAGGATTAAAATTAAATTAAAAGGAACAAAAGAAAATGGCAGGCGCAAGTAGTGTAATATCAGGAGCTCAGGGAACAGGAACTTTTTCGAGTGCATCAGATGCGATGGGGAACGTCGGCGGAATGCTGAAGTCTCCTTCATCTAACAAAGCACAAAAAATGAAGAGTGACGGAAAATCTCTGGACATCACTGGGCAAGTTGACGAATATGCACTTAATCAAGCATACGGATCAGACGGAGCGGAGATTTGGGACACTCTACAACAAGTTCAAGAGGTTTCTGATGGATTTACTCAATGTGGCTCCTTTATGGAAGACGCTTTACTTGCCGCTACAAAAGATTTCATACGAAATTCTGGAATTCAACAAGCAGGACGAGAACTATCCAAAGCATTAGGCCAATATGATGATATGCTAGAGTGTGCCGCGGGATTTGCTACTTTATTTGAGTCTGAAGGAGTGATGGATGATGCGACAGGAGCAGGAGACCTACCTCAATTAAACAATCGTACTAGATCGGTAATAGAGGATGTCACAAATGCCAATAGTGTAGCTGGCATTCTGCAAAACTGTTCTGCTATTCGAGGTCTAGTAAGTGATTTCGATAATATGTGTTCCGAATTGATGAACAAGGTCAATGATCTTATCGGAGAAGATATTGCCGCCCTAGCAGCCGCTCTGAATAAACTTGCTCAATGGGCCGCATTTGCTAAATTAGCCACTTCCGATCCCTGTGCGTTAGTCAACTCTAACAGAATGTTGGAGCACGTTACGGGTCCTGTAATGCAAGATATTATGACGTTATATAAAGCGGCCACAGGACAAAGTGATCCGACAGTAGAACCGGAACTTCCACTAGCAAAAGAATTAACAAAACCGGAAGGAACAGTTGTTGATGTACCTAAACATAAGCAGGCCCCGATGGAGGGACAAGCCACTCCTACTGAAGTTTCTGCCTCACTACCTGCTGGAAAAGAAGTAGTTGAACAACAACAGGCGGAATCCGCTACCGGAGGATATGATTCAACACCCCCTGCATACAAGCCAGGAGTAGGATGGGTTCAACCAAATGATCCAGAATACCCTACAGAAGATCAGTACGGAAATGAGATACCGCCACCAGAGTCAGATTTTACAAAAGCCGTAAAGAAGGGTGAGACTCCAATGGATGACAGAAATGAGAAGTTCGCCACTAACGTAAAGGACGTAGAATACAAAGCAGTAGCCGAAGATAAGACTAAAGTCGCTAAAGTACATAAAGTGGGATGGTGTACAGGAGGCTCTGGTGGTGCAAATGGTAATAGAAATGAAGATGGATGTAAAGCGACTGAAGGAGAATGGCACGAAAAGGAAATGACCGACAATGAGGTCAAAATGGCTGGCTCAGTAGAAGCGGCTATGGGTCCTGTAGCAAAGACTCTAGAAGATACGTTTCCAGAGTATCAAGCTGGTATACCACCATCCAGTCCTTCTTCAGCATTAAAAGATGTACAGAAACCTGTAATTACTCCTAAAGCTCGTGACATTGCCAACAAAGACACTCCATCCGTAACGAATCAGTCTGCCGCACCTGGTGCTAGAGCGATGATTGTAACTAAGGATCGTGATCCAATTATAGAAACAGGATCATATTACGGAACTTGGGGATACCCAAGCAAGAAAACTCCTCTTAGTCCTGCAATGGCAGATCCTATATTATCCAAACAGGGAGGTGCACCGCAACAGTCTAGTGCAGATCCAAACGATCCAAAACCGTTTGCTGTACCTACATATGTTCAACAGGGTTTAGGTGTATTGCCTGGTACTTTTCGATTGAGTGCTGGATCAGCAAGTCTTCCACCAGACAGATCAGCACAAACATCCAATATTGGAGGAGATGTGTCTGAATATGACAAATCCAGAGAAGTAGTAGAATTAGCAATGAAAACGGGAAACTGGGCACAAGTGGAAACTTGTGCGTGTCAACCCACAGCGGCAGTCACAAATGCAAAGGAAGTCGGCGCTTGTGATTTTACAGGATTGACGTTTCCGAATGGATATCAATTAGTTGATTCTTCTAATTATACAGATGCATTAATTGCTAAAGTGGATGCCGCAGAAATAGCGGAGACAGGAGAATATATAGTCGGTGATGATGGACAAATTTATCAGTCAGTAGAAGTGGTAGTAATGGCGAAATATGGAGCTACCATAGTCGATCCATTTGAGCCGGGAAAAGCAGTATGTCAAAAACATTCAGGCAAATGGTATGTTATTACCGCGGCAGTAAAAGCAGTATCAGGAGGAAGTCAACAAGCAGATATAAAAAACGCTAAATCTAAAGCAATTTGTGAAGCCGCGAATGGAGAATGGGTGTGTAAAAAAGGACAAGCAGGATCAACCGGAGGAAATAAAGCAGTTGAATCTTATGGGAAATTCACTAATAAAAAGAATATAAACACCAAGTCTAAATTACCCACAGAGAAGCCATTTGATACTGATAAATTACCAAGTTTAAATTTTAGTTCAATTACATAAGAGAATATTATGCCAGCAATAGTGAGATTAGGAGATTTTTGTTCAGGACACGGATGCTTTGGGTCTAGAATGGCAGTAAGTGCTTCTCCTGATTGTCTGATAGAAGGAATACCTGCCGTTAGAGTTGGGGATCTTTGGGAAAATCACGGATGTTCCGTTTGTGCGCCTCACGATGGAATGCAGTTAAGTGGTTCACCGAATGTGAAGATAAATGGAATTCCCGTAGCGAGAATTGGAGATTCTATTGATTGTGGATCTACAAATCTTACAGGATCAAACTGCATCATTGACGAAGGTTGAGTACTCCAAGTATAAATATAGTATAACTAGAGGATACAATAAATGCCCGCACCTATACACACAAAAAGACTTAGAAAATATAGAGATTTAGACCTCGATATGGTAGTTCATCCGATGACTAAAGATATTGTCGGGCGAACGGATGTTGATGCTATTAATGGAAGTATTATTCGGATCATCAGAACACAACGAGGAGAACGGGTATTTCAAAGTGCATTTGGTTCTACAATATATCATAGTCTTTTTGAACCAATGAATACTGAAACACGAGTGATTCTAGAAGGAGCTATTGAGCAGGCAATTAGAAGATTTGAAAAAAGATGTGAATTAAAAGGAGTATTGGTCGAAGCAGATCCAGATAGAAATGGCTATGCAGTATCTATTGTTTATGTTCCTATAAATGAAGGTTCACCTGTGGAATTAGATTTCTTCTTAAACAGATTGAGATAACAAATGGCAACAAGTAATCAAAAAGCATTAAATTTAAGCAATCTTGAGTTTGATGGAATTAAAAAAAATATTAAAGAGTTTATGGGCGGTCAAGATGAGTTTATTGACTTTGACTTTGAAGGCTCTGGAATGAGTGTATTGTTAGATGTAATGGCGTACACTACTCACTATATGGGATTCCATACAAATATGGCTATCAACGAGTCCTTCCTCGATACAGCCACCCTGCGAAATTCTGTAGTATCTCACGCAAAAGCACTAGGGTATGTTCCAAAATCAGCAAATTCCGCGGAAGCGATTGTCAAGCTAACATTTGACACTACTGGTACAGATCCGTCTTATATTATCGTAGAAAAAGGAACACAATTTATATCTAATATCAATGGTGTGCCGCTATCTTTCACTAATATGAATACAGTAAATATATTTGCAGATGAAGGAGGAGAGTTCTCTGGTGAAATTAAACTTAATCAAGGTTCATTAAAAACAGTTGAATGGGGATTTGATTCTACATCAGAAACACAAAGATTCATAATAGATGATCCCACTTGTGATCGGGCAACTATGTCTATGATAATTGCAGATTGGCCTTGGGAGAATAATCAAATTTTATCTGAACTAGATAACGAATCCGCTGTTTTCTTTCTTCAAGAAGGACTAGATGGAGTCACGGAAATTTATTTTGGTAATGGACTCTTCGGTCGAAGACCACTAGACGGATCAACAATTAATGTTACTTATTTGTCTACAAAGGGAGAAGCTGGAAATTATACATCAACAGTTGCCGAACAAGCATTTGCACTTGAATCTACTATTTCTGGAGCATACACGGCTTCAACGGTTGTGGTAGAAACAGTGGACATAAGTTCCCTTGGTTCTGAACAAGAAAGTACGGCTAACATTAAAGAAACTGCACCACGAGCGTATGAGAGACAAGACAGAGCAGTTACAGCCGAAGATTATAAAACTATCTTGGTCGAGAAATATCCAAACATTGAGGCTATTGCTGTTTGGGGTGGTGAAGAAAATGATCCTCCACAATATGGTGCAGTATTCATTTGTATTAAACCAAAACACGGACTAGAATTATCTCCTTTGACGAAGACAAGACTTACGGATGAAATACTTTCAAAATATAATATGTTAGCTATTAATCCAATTATAACTGCTCCAGAATATACGTATATCGATGTAGATGCAACGGTTAAGTATGATCCAGTTCAAACTCCGCTATCTGCTGGAGAAGTTCAAACGAAAATTATTTCTGAAGTCGAAGATTTTTTTGAGGCAGAACTTACACAATTCAAGGTAACATTGCGTTATTCTCGCCTTGTTCAAACTATTGATAGCACCGATAATTCTATCAGTAATAACTTGACCAGTGTTAAAATGTATAAAAAGTTTTTCATAGAAGCATCGAACACAGTTGGTAACTATATTTTCAGATTTGACAATGCTATAACGGCAGGTACTTCAGTATCTTCCGTATTTGGTAACTCCGAAGCAGGTACCCAATTCGCACTATTAGATGATGGTCAAGGGAACATTCTTTTGTATGATATTGCTAATGAACAATTTTTAAATACCGAACAAGGAACAATCGATTACGAAACTGGAGTTATTGAGCTAATCGGATTTAATCCAGTTTTAGATGTCAACACAGTAATTAGTCTGTACGCTACACCTCAATCAAACGACATTACTGCAATTAGAAATAATTTACTTGTTCTGGAAAAAAGTAATATTTCAATGGTCAGTATTAATGCTTGATGGTGTAACTACAAATGGCACAAAAAGATAATTTTTCTAAACATCCCGCAAAGTTTCTATCAATCTTTGTAGAAAGAATGGTTCCTGATTATGTTCGGGAAGACCATCCGATGTTCATCACCTTTCTTCGCAAGTATTTTGAATACTTGGAAAGGGAGACTGATGTTAATGGTGAACTAGGTGAATATACTCAGATAACAGATTTAATTCAGAATCTGGATATCGACCACGCCCTAGATAAATTCATTCCGCAGTTTGAGAAAATGTATCTCCACGGTACTCCTCATACTGCTGTTGATCCCTACGTAGATGTTACTGATAAGGCTTTTCTAGCCAAAAATATCCAACCAATATATAGACAAAAAGGTACTACCAACGCTCTTAACTTTCTCTTTAGGCGTGATTTCGATACCAATGTTGAAACACTATATCCAAAACAATGGATGTGGAGAGCATCTGGTTCAGTTTGGTATGAGCCAGAGTGGATTACTATATTGACTGACAAAGAAACTACAGATCCATCCTCTGAATACTATGAAGAAACTGTAAATGTTCAAGTTAGTGAAACTGTAAGGGGCATTTATAATAAAAAGATTATCGGACAAACTTCCGGTGCGACCGCTTTCGTTGATATGGATGAAGACGTAACAACTTCAAATTATGAAAAATTGTTGCTCACAGAAGTTAATGGCGTATTTGTCAAGGGCGAAGAACTTTGGGAAGATATAGGAACACGACTCAATGCAATTCCATATGTTGCTCAAGTTATTTCGGAAGGCATACGAACTGAAGGTGAATGTATTGTTAATGGGCATCGATGGAACGATGCTTGGATGCACGTTACTGGTCATCCTAATGAAGTGCCAACTCTTCCAAACAGGCCATTAATTACCGGTCTAACAAGTGGCGCCACTGCTCAAATTAAAGGATTTGATGTAGATTATACAAAGATGAACATAATATCGGTTCTAGGCGACTTTCAACTTGGAGAATATGTAGTTAATACCCTTGCTTATCAATATCAAGACTCATACCCAGGATCTGCTCCAACAGAATCTTTCTGTTCAGTATCAGCCGATTGGCCTATTATGGGAACATTCGACAATATGATTGATTGTTTAGGCGCAATGCATCCTAATGCTGCCGAATCCGCATCGCCATATTTTGGTGCCCACGCTTTCCTCGAATGGTTTCCAGTTCTTGAACTAACGACAGATGTACAAAGTGTAGAAAATACTATGCTTACTGGTATTGATGAGTCTCCCACTACAAGAGAAGATTGTGAGGTTCTTCTTAATCCAGATACACAACCAGAGGTAAAAACTGCTGTTTGGAAAACAAATGGTTATTGGTTAGACTCTGCAGGTTTCTTGTCTTCGGACAGAAAGATGCAAGATAACGATTATTACCAAGACTTTTCATATGTTGTTAAATCTTCAGTTCCTGTTCAATCATACCGCGAAGTTCTAAAGAAACTTGTTCACCCAGTTGGACTAAAACTATTTGCTGAATTCTCATACGACTCATCAATTGGTTTGCAAGTTGCGATGCCCACAGATTATGTTAAGTTACTTATTTACATTTTCGGTTATCTCGATGTTGCTATCGATATATGGGATGTAGAAAAAGAGGAGCACGGTACTCTTGGACACGCTCATACTGGATTTGAATTATATCTTGAGAAAGGATTTGATGAGTATGTTGTTGAGATATATAAGGATCTTGAGAATAGGTCTAAACTAATACAGGCTTCAACTTGGAAAGCACCAGGAGATCACTTAGGTATTCAGTTTGATATTGATATGGGTGAAATTGGCACTCGACTCAATTCAAAATTATATGAAGTTGCTTGGCTCAATCAAGCTGCCTTTGGAGTACGTTCAGCATTTCCGGAAAAGATTATGCTGGAATATTATCAGCATCTTATAGTTCTTCCAATTAAAGAGTTTCCGCCTAGTGTGCAGGAATTAATTATTAGAGATGACTTATATAGTGCGACAGATGGTGGAATGATTTCGTGTGAAGTTTGGGAATTGACAGTTGCCAAAGCACTTGCGAGACTTGTCGAATATATTGACTCATTTATGGAAGAGGCAGAATATGCCCCGGAAAAATCATATGAGCATTTTGAAGATCATAGAGAAGACACAATCGTTCAAAAAATTTATGGTACAACAAATGATGTTATTGATTCCGTAGAAATTCAAGCATTTGAAGAAGGAAAAATTATACACTCTCACGGACGTAAGAATGGTTTTGCTCCTCTAGTTCATACGAATTTAACTAAAGGACAGACAGTACCAGATATGACTATTAGTAGCTCCGCCTTTCACGTACACGAATTTGAGTCTCCCGCTGTCGATATTCAAAATTTAATCATTCACGGCAAGACGGCTACTACTGCAGGATTGACAACTCAACAAGCAAGAGATTTAGTAAATCGAGATACTTTTGAGATTCCAAAGTTTCACGCGGATGTACATTCTACGGCTTTCTTACCTGAAGCCACAAATCACATTCATTTTTTCGAGGAAGGACAAGTTGTTGATGATCAAAATGGTCGTACTTCAAACTGTCTCCGAAGACAAGAAGCAAGGGACTTAATTGATGGTGTAATTGCTTCAGTTACTTTATATGACAATATTGGAAAACTAGATGGTGATACAAACGCTATTGTTGATGAGAATGGAGTTTTTCAAGGTGGTATAATTGAAGACGGTAACGGAGATATAGTGAGTGTCCACTCCCTTCTCT